CCCCAGCCCCTGCTGCTCCGGTGAAACCAACGGGAACACCCCAGAAAGACCCGGACAAAATGTCAGCGAAGGAATATGCAAACTGGCGAAACAAACAGCTAGGGCTAAGTTAGAAGGTAACTTCAAATGGCTAACTCAATCCTTACTCCTTCGGTGATTACGAAGGAAGCTCTGCGGATTCTGCACCAGAAGTTGAATTTCATCCCGAATATCAACACGCAGTATGATTCGCAATACGCCAATTCCGGCGCAAAAATCGGTAATGACCTGAAGATCAGGCTCCCCAACGAGTTTACAACTCGTACAGGTGCGGCTTTGTCTACCCAGGACGTTACTGAAACCAGCACAACGCTGACTGTTGACACTCAAAAAGGTGTCGACTTCACGTTTAGCTCTGAAGAACTCACGATGCACATCGACGAGTTTTCAAAGCGGTATCTTGAACCTGCTATGTCGTCTTTGGCTGCGACAATGGAGGCCGACGCCCTTACGATGATCGACGATGTTTACAACATGGTTGACGTCCAGGGTTCAGCGGTCACTGTTGCCTCTGTAGCCAATGCTCGAAAGCAACTGGTTCAAAACCTGACCCCGGCTGGTGACTGGTGCATGATTCACGACCCGCAGGGTAACGTCGACCTCGTTGACGCGACTAAGGGTCTGTTTAATGCTCAGGCCGAAATCGGCAAGCAGTACAAAGAGGGCGCGATGGGCAAGCATGGTGGCTTTATGCACTATGAAAACACCCTGGTTCCGTCCTTTACTTCAGGTACAGCGGTCGAAGGTGACACTGCTTACAACATCAATGGCGCTTCTCAGACGGGTGCTACCTTGGTCGTTGATACGGGCACGACGACGCTGAAGGCTGGCGATGTTATCACCATCGAGGGCGTCAATCGGGTTCACCCTGAAACCAAGGCCGACACTGGAGAGCTTCAGAAGTTCGTTGTCACTGCTGACGCAGGCGCTACAGCGACCTCTTTGAGCATTTCTCCGGCAATCGTTGCCTCTGGCGGCAAGCAGAATGTTACTGGCTCACCAGCCGATAACGCTGCTATCAACAAGCTCGGCGGCGGTGCTTCGTTCACTGCTTTGCAGAGTCTTGGCTTCCAGAAGGATGCTTTTGCATTCGCAACGGCTGACCTGGTTCTGCCCCAGGGCGTTGACATGGCAGCGCGTGAAGTCCTTGACGGGATTTCAATGCGTATGATCCGAGATTACACGATCTCAGATGACCAATTCCCCTGTCGTATTGACGTCCTCTACGGCTACAAAGCCATCCGACCCCAGAATGCGGTGAAGATTTGGCACAACAGCTAGCCGTAGTCTCCGTCCCCCATACGGGGACGGTTTTTACGTGTGACCTCCTCTCTGACCTCAAGCCTAGCGCATGGCATCTGACTGATGACGGAATACGCGACTGTTTTTCCTTTGAAGGGAAGATGGTCGTTCCCCTTCGGAAGCCAGAGCATGTGATGTGGACTTGGGAAAAGAGAGGCAGGGACAAAAAGCAGTTTATCTGGGATCAAATGTGGTTATCGCTTTTGCTGTTAGCCACATTCCCCCGGGTTCACTTCTTTTTTATCGAGGAGGATCGGGAGGTCGAGCTATCTCGCCTCTCGGTTTTTCTTGAAACCGAATTAAACACAGATTGGACACCGAAAAACACCGAGGGCGCTCCTGGCGCTTGTGAGTGGGACGGGGGTCTATCTTCAAGGGTATACGAATGGCTACTGCTCAACAAATCATAGACTCGGCAACGCTGAAGCTAGGGCTAAGGCCGCAGGGAACGACTTACGATTCTTTCGACTCAAGCGCAAACAATGACGCATTCACGGTGCTGCAAGATTTGGTTGCTCAACTGACGGCTGATAATTGCCTTCACATTCCTACCCCATCATCAACGACCGACACGCTGGATTTATATGAGGAGCAGGTAAAAGACCTCAAGAGCCTCCTGGCGCGTGACTTGATGGTTGAGTTTCGTATTGCGGAAGCAGGCGCTCAGTTGATGAGAGAAATTTCATCGGCAGAGGACAGGCTAGACAACGACAACACAATCTCGCTGGAGGTAGAAATGCCTCTCGGGTTTTCTTACAAGTACGACGTTACAAGTGACGTCTGAAGTTTCCTGTGTTCATGGTTGGTACACAGGTTTCAGGTTCAGGTTTTTAGACGACCCTATTGTTTTTTTTCACCAATTATTTTGGGGTGATGTGATTTCCTACGTTGCCCCAGCCCATTCTGACGTTTTTGGAGTTTGTTTGTTCGCATGAAAAAGATCAAAGAGCCGAAGGTAGAGAAGCCGAAAAAGGTCAGGGTTAAATTCCGCAAGCAGGGCAAGGTTAAAGAGTTCCGTAAAGAGGACTTGCTTCAGTATGGTGGCTGCTTCCTTGTGGACGGACAAATTGAGGTAGATGCGTGAAAGTACCACTGCCGCTTACGTCTGGATACGAAGATTCCCGGCGTTCTGTTGATGAGCAGAAAGTCCTGAATATGTACCACCACTCAAGCGGTGGGATGAGGCAGTTCCCTGGGCAGGTCGAGTTTTATTCCGACACTCAGACCACGATGACGTTCACGCAGAATGCTGACGTTGTTTCAAATGATGTTTACAGGGACATAAAATTCCACGCATCAGGGACAAAAATCTTTGCGGTAGACCTGGGCGCGAATACTGTTGTCGAGGCCACACTTTCTTCGGCTTGGGATATTTCCACGGCTGGAAGCTGGACAGCAACGGCGCTCACGCATACGACGCCTGACCCTTCTGGGCTTTGCTTCAACGCAGACGGAACAAAAATGTTCATCTTTGACACAGATGACAGCGTTTACCGTTACACGCTTTCCCCAGCATGGGACACGACCTCACTAAGCTACGATTCAAACACTTTCAGCATGAATGCCCAGCTTGGCTCTGGCTTCTCCTATACCGGAGTGTTCAATAGTGACGGGTCGAAGCTGTACGTTGCCGCGATTAACGGCTCGTCATCAGTCTCAACGTCAGAGCAGCGGGTTTTCCAATACAATCTGTCAAGCAACTACGACCTGTCAACGGCGTCATATTCCGGTTACAGCCTTTACCTTGGGGGCGTGAGGGAGATAACTCCGCTTTGCCTTGCTATTTCTGCGGATGACCAGCGCATATTCGTCGGCGGGAGAAGCGCAGAACTTTACAAAGAGTATTACCTCGCCGACACAAGTGACGTATCAACGGCACAGGAATTTGCCACGTTCAACACCCGTGACTATAACCCGTTCATGTTCAGCTATGACGGCTCAACGGATTACGCCTATACGGGGCATCAGTCAGACCAGTATTTTACTGATGACAATTTTACGATTGTCGGCTGGTTCTCTCCTGACGACTCGACCCCTTCGGCAACGCAGTGGTTTCTGACCAAGTGGCAAGGCGCATCGACAAAGGACTTTGCTTTTGGCATGGATACGTCAGGGGATTTGTATTTTCAGACCTCATCAGACGGCACAAGCGCCACAGCAGCCTCAACGTCTACGGCGACCCCCTCATGGTCATCTGCTGACGGTCTATGGGTTCGTGTTACATGGTCTGGGTCGAATGTTGACTTCTACACATCGACAGACCCCCTTAAAACAGCCCTGGCGTCTATCTCATGGTCACAGCTTGGGGCTACAGTGGCTCATGGCGAATCCACCATGCTTAGAACCAACTCATCCAGGCTTGAAGTGGGCGCAATCCTGGCAGGCACTTCTGGCTTGTTTGACGGCGAGGTTGGCAGAGTCGCCTTGATTGGTGGAACAGACGCGACTGCATCGCCAGAGTATGATTTTAACCCAGTCGATCACGACGGGCCGATTTCAACCAACTGGATCACGTTCAACTTCACATCATCAACAGGCGAGACTTGGACTAACCTCGGCTTCGTTTTCTGGCCTGACTACGGGATGGCATTTGGCGACTCTGGCGGGAAGTTTTACATATTCAACCAGACTGCTGACGGCGATATGACCATCGACCAGTTTGCTACGAGTTCTGCTTATTCGTTTACTGGCGGCGCTGCGTTTCGCGGCATGTTGCCGATGAATGACGTTTTATACGCTGTTTACGGCACGACGCTTTACTCGATCAACTCTGGAGGCACAGCGACCTCAATAGGGACAATCGACGGCACAGCAAAGGTCGTCATGGATACGGACGGCACTCAGCTTGTCATAACGACCGGAACAACAGGATCAAAGATTTACGTCTATACGGTCGCAGGCGGTCTGGTAACGGTCACTGACGCAGACGTTACCGATACGGCTAACTCTAATGCTTACCTGGACTTGCGGTTTTGGTTCGACCAGCCTAACGGACAATTCAACTCATCCGCGATCGACGACGCTACAGACTTTGATGCCCTGGACTTTGCCACTGCCGAGTCATTTGCCGATGACCTGACCAGGGTTTTTGCTCATAACCAGATGCTTTATCTGTTCGGTGAAAGGTCAATAGAGGTATGGCGAACTTCTACAGGACGCCCCCCGGCCTCCAGACAGGCGGTTATCGAGAGAGGCATCGCTGGTGTTTATGCGGTGGACTCAACAGACGATATGATTTTCTTTGTGGATCAGGACGGCAGGCCAAATATGCTGTCAGGGCGGCAATATCAGCCCATTTTCACGCCAGCAATCGCAGAGGAGTGGTCAGAATACACCAACAAGTCCAGCGTTATTGTCTCTGCTTATAAGTACCACCAGATGACATTCGTTGACTTTATTTTCCCCACTGTTTCGTGGACTTACCACGTTGATTCTGGCAAGTGGTCTGAGCGCGACTCGAACGGCTCGGTCTATAAAGCCCTGGGTCATGCGGAGGTGTACGGATACTTGCTGGCCGGATACAACGCGAAGATTTACCGACTGAACGAGTCTACTTATCAAGATGATGGCAACAACATTGTTCGTCAGGTCAATACGGGACTGGTAAAGCCGGAGCTTATCGGAACAGATGCCAGGGAGCTAACGGTTGACGGGCTGTGGCTTACGGTTACTTCAACCACGACAGGCGCGGTCACTGTCGGCTTTGCCAGGGATGGCGGTTCTGTCGAAGCCCTGAAAACGATTAACGTATCTGCTGGCACAAAGACCTATCCGCTGCCGACCCCTTGGGGCAAGTGCAGAGAGGGTTATTTTCAGATCAGGACAACGGCAGATGCGGGTATTGATATTGATGACGTCATGGTTGAGGTGAATCCGCTTTATGCCTAGAGAGTTTCGGTATCCTTACGACGCAAAGGACTTAGGGCAGGCGCTTGACGTTTTATGGGACTTGTATCAGTACGTGATTCCATTCGCCATCGAGGTGACAGCCGATTACACCACATCGGGCAAAGTTGGCTATGAGAAAGTCATCGTTAATTCATCTTCAGCGGTCACTGTGACCCTCCACAGCGGCCCACAGGACAAACATCGAGTAAAGGTATTGCGAAAGGGAACGGGCGCTGTAACGGTTGCTGCGGCCTCTGGCGACACGATCAACGGGGCTGCTTCTATCGTTCTCGCGGCGCAGTGGGATTCACCGCTTCTTGAGTATACCGATGCATCAGGGGAGTGGAATATAGAATGAGTTACTACGGATTTCCGACGAACCCAGACGGCAGTGTTCGTGCAAACCCATCAGGCGCTGCGCTGGGAGCTTTTGGTCGGCAGCGAGTGGCACAGGTCGACTCGCTTTTAGACCTGAAGCATACCCACGACAAGCAACCGTTTTTGGTTTCTGAGGAGCTTATAGGTGGCGCGACAAGCACATATAGCGCGACCAACTCATCTGTCAGCATGGCGGTCAACGCAAATGGCGATGCCGTGGTGCGGAAAAGCTACAGGTGCCTGCCTTATTTCGCTGGCAAAGGTCAGCAGTTCTTTTTCACGTTCGACGGCCTGGAGTCAGTTAAAGACGCCTCTACCATGTGTTTCGTTATCGACAAGACCGGCACAGAGACACTAAGGGTTTCACGTTCATCCTGGGATGACCCAATGGATGGAACCGGCGCTTCCGGCCTTAACCTCGATTTTACTAAGTCGCAGATTCTTCTGATTGATTATGAATGGCTTGGGGTTGGTGCGGTTCGTTTTTCGTTCGTGGTCAACGGCGTGATTTATCAGGCGCATAAATACGGCCATGCCAACGTGGGCAACTCGACCTATATGACCACGGGAAACCAGCCGATCCGCTATGAGATACGCCAGGACGCGACCAACGTGACCAAAAGGGTCGGGTGCTGGAAGTCCTCTATTGTTAGTCCGTTTACCGCCGACTTTGATGGCATCTATTTAGAGAGCGTCGAGGCGGGGTCTTCCGGGTCATTTGAAATGATCTGCGCGACAGCGGGGTCAGAGGGTGCAGAAAACCAGCTAGGCAAGGCCAGGGTTGTTTCGACTGGGGCCAACACGGTCAACGCGAACACCGCAGGCACCATGTCCGCGCTCTGCGGGATGAGACTCAGGGCATCAGAGCTTGACGCTGCGGTTGTGGGCAGGAAGATCCTTGTAATATCCACAACGAATGACGAGTTTTACTGGGAGGTAAGGGCGAACCCGACTGTTGCTGGGACGTTCACTTATTCCGACCTATCTAATTCCGTTGTGCAGACCGCTGTCGGAGATACGACAGGGAACCCCTCGACAAATACGGTCACGGGTGGCGTGGTTGTTGATTTCGGTTATGGCGCAGCCTTTAGTGATGTGCAGGCGAGCGTTGATGACATTTCGACAGGGCCGGGCGCGGCTTTGGACGGGACTCAGGATACTTTTGTGCTTTGTGTAACGCCAGTGACGGGATCGTCAAACCTCGATATTGCTGGCGGTTTTAGCTGGAAGGAAATCGACTGACATGTCGCAGGCCGCATGGGAAAAATACCTGTGGATGCTCGAGCAGGGCTACATAGATGCCAATGGTAATGGCGCAGAAGGTAATGTCTCGTTTAATTTTACAGAGAATCTGTAAGTGTCATTTGAGGTTGTTGAAATTGAAGAATAACAGCGAGCGCGAGAACAACTAATGCCGGAACGCATCTATGGCCCTTACGGTATACCTGGGCTTGGGACACCATACCCAGGCATGGGCGGCGACAACACGCGCAACACTCGGGAGGAGCCTGCTGACCTTCAGGAATTGCTTGACGCTATTGCGGCCCAGCAAGGCTATCAGTTCGGCATAAATCCAGGCACAGGCAAGCCATTCGAGCAGAAGCATCTGGACAAGTATGCCGCTGTTAATCCTGCCTGGGCGGCTGACGGCAAAATTACGCCGGACGAGTGGGCGCAGTATCAGTTAGCGCAGCCAGATTCCCGGTGGAAAGAGGGGTGGGCTGCCGATGAGGCCAATCAGCAGAAGCTCTTTGATGCCGTAATGTCTGGTATGTCTACGGTATCCCCCGCGCTCCAGCAGCAGCTCAGTGGGCTGTTGGGCCAGCATTACCCCGACATGCAGTTTAAAGATTCGTTTGGGGTTGGTACGAACTACGAAGCGCCTCAGAACTACGGGACAAACCCAGGCACAGGCAAGGAATTCAATCAGTCCGTTATTGACCGCTACAACGCCCAGAATCCTAACTGGGACGTCAACGGCAATAATCAGATTGACCCCGAGGAGTGGGCGCAGTATCAGTTAAGCAGCCCGACAGAGCGATGGGCTGACCCGTCAACACAGCAAGCGTATTACGACGCTATTGTGTCTGGGCTTCCCTCTGTGTCGGCAGGCACTCAAGACCAACTGAAAAACTTGCTGGCTGAAAACTTCAGCAGCTTGAGATTCCAAGACTCCTTTGGCACAGGAACGCTCCCAGGTTGGCAAGACCCTGGCTACATCGGCGGCAACTACCTGATTTCTCAGCCTGGGGATTTTGGTGCGCTGGTTTACAACACTGATTCAGGTGAATACGACTGGCAAACAGACCCAGCAAATTACATCGGACTTGCAGGCCCGAATGCCGCCGACGAGATTATCCCTGCCGATGTTTTAGCGGTATATGACTCGTTAATTAAGAACCTCGCGGAATCTGGTGTCGATCTTTCTCAGATTGACTTTGGGGGGTTGGACGGTGGGCTTGGTGCTGCCGCCCAAATGTTGCAGGCGAATATTGATTCTGGGCTGGTTGATCCATCGCTTATCGGGCAAGACGTTTATGACGCTCTCGATATGGAAGGCGTTGTTCCAGACGGAACGGATTACGATTTTACCGTTATTGATGAAACGATCGACGGGTCGCTTGATGACATTCTGAACGGCACTGTTGACGATGCTGTTGACGGCGAAAACGTCTGGAAGGACAACGGGGCTGACTTGGGTGATTGGCGGTGGTACGACCACGACGATGACCCAAACACCCCCAACGTGTTTGGCCCTCCAGCGGGGGTCGATGGAGAAACTGACAATACCGGAAATTCAGGTGGTAACGCCGGAAATTCAGGTGGTCAATCTGGCACTTGGAGCCAGAACGACAACGATGGATGGAAGTTTAATGTGCCGACTTGGCTCGGTGGAATACTCGGAGGAAACTCCGACGGAGGTGATAACGTGGGATTCGGTGATCTGTTGGAAGCAGGTTGGAATACGATTGTTGAAGGCGATGAATTCGATTTCGACTTTGGCGGAATGTTCGGGGATATGGGCAACACCCTTATCAATGCAGGGATTAGCAATTATGTTGCCGACAAGTTCAAGGAAAGCCAGCAGGATTGGATAAACCATCTGAACACGACCTATCAAAATCAGGTCAACAGGACAGACCCATACAATCAACTTGGGCAACGGAACCTCGATAATCTGTACTGGGAGGGGCAAACCACCCCAGCAAGGACTAACCCCTTCGAGGGTCGGTTCTGGCTTAACCCCGATACAAACGTAGCCAGCCCTGGCGTACCGACTGCTGGCAATACAAATGTGTCGGCCTCTTTGCCGCAAGCCAGAGAGCTGCAAGGTACGAGCCTAAGCTACGGCGCAATGCCACAGAATGTCAACGCAGTGGCTTCAAGTTATCAGGCGCCCCGGGTAAACAACATTGGTTCAGACGTCAACATAAACCCAGCACAGGCGCGAGAGGTCGCTGTAAACCAAACGAACTTGCTTGACCCTAACAATCCATATCTTCAGGCAATGCAGAGGGAATCGAGCAGGGCCATTTCTGATGCAGGAGTGGCGGCAGGCAAGTTTAAGTCGGGCGACACCATGAGGGCGCTGAACGACGCCACAATGTCGAACTACGCAAGAATCCTGCCGACGCTTCAGGGTATTGAGTCCTCGCGTGACCAGATGAACCTTGCGTCTGACGCACAGCGATTTGGTCAGGCGCAAGCAGGACAGGGTTTCATGTTGAACCGCGATCTGGCGAATGTGGATAACCGATTCAGAGCAGACGCTCAGCGATTCGGTCAGCAGTCTGCCAACAATCAATTCAATCTTGGTCAGGATGAGGCAAATTTCGGAAGGGCTATGAATGCCGCCAACCAGAATTTCCAGAACCAACTGGCAGGCCAGAGGTTTATGGCGGATCAAGACGTTCAGAACTTCCAGACTGGTCTAGCCGCAGACGCTCAACGATTCGGGCAGCAGACAGGTCAGGCGGGGCTTTCTCTCCAGCAGCAGCAGCAAAACATTCAGAACAGGTTGGCGCAGGAAAATCAGCGATTCAACCAAGGGCTTCAGAATGCAGGCTTCCAGCGGGATCAAGCAAACAACAACTTCAGCAATCGCTTGATTGCTAACGAGCAAGGATTCAACCAGAGGCAGGCCGACAACGCGCAGCGAATGATGCTCGACGAGCAAAGATTCCAGCAGCTTTTAGCGCAGGCTAATCTGGGCCAGACTGCGGCATCAGGGTCGAGCGCCCTGGCTGGAACGCTTATGGGGCAGATGGGATATCCTTTGGGCAATATGGGGAATATGGCAGGTCTTAACGCCATGAATCGCGGCAATATCTTTAATCAACTCTGGGGGTAACGATGCCTTTCCTAAATCAATTCGCTGACTATATGAACACAGGCGGCTTTGGGCCTAAAGGGTACAAGAACCGCCAGGGGATGCTGCAAAACCAGATGGCATTACAGAAAGCCCAAGCAGAGGGCGCTGGTATTCAAAACCAGCTTGCCCAGAAGCAGCTTGCTCAGACCGGAATGCCCATGTTCAAGCAAGTGCAAGGCAGGGATGGGCAGACCTATCAGGTTCAGGTAGATCGAATGACAGGGCAGATTATTGGCGAGCCTAAACTTGTCGGCGCTGCCGCCCCATCCGACCCATTCTCAAGGGCTTTAGAGGGCACAAGGTCTGGCGGGGCATCTATGCCTCGCGGTAGTGGCGTAATGCGCCCAGGCGTTTCGCAACCTCAATCTCAGGGCGGTTTTAATGCGCCCCCTCCGTTCCAGCCTACCGCAGACCAAGAGGACTTGATGCGCTTCATGCCGGATATGGGCGCATCTGTTTACGACATGCCACCCAGACAAAGAAATGCGGCTTTTGTGGCTGCGAGACAAGCCAAAGCTGAAGCAGAAAAAAAACAAGCTCGGCAGTTGACACCAATTCAAATGGAGCAAAAGAAAAGGTGGGAGGCTGAAGATAACAGGAAGCAGGCCGAGTTTGAGGCAGAGCAAGCGGCGGCAAACAAAGAAAAAGCTGGCGCGGTTGAATTTGCCGGAGAAACCTTAGAGCTTGTTCGGGATATGTTAAACCCGCAAGGTGTTGGCGCAGGGCTTGAGGGATCTGTTGGAACGCTGCAAGGCAGTCCGTACTTCCCTTCAATCAAGGAGTCCACGGTCAATTTTGACAATGCTCACAATCAGTTAAAAGCAAGGCTAACGAAAGAAAACCTTGGAATTATGAAGGGCGTTCTTTCTGACAACGATATCCGCATATTGCAGGATATTGGCACTGGTCGACTGAACCTCAGAAGTGGCGAAGATGCTTACAAAGCAGAGCTTGTAAGGATCGGAGAAAAAATGATGTTTGCTTCAGGCGTGACGGAAGATGACATTAAAACCACGATGGAGGAGGAAGGGCTCACCAGGGAGGAAGTTATTTACAGGGTTCTAGGGGTTCAGTAATGGGTAAAAATTTACTTGCAGGGCAGGGCGGCGGCAGGAACCTTTTAAGAAGTGATACTCCCGTTAATGTAAACCCAATAGCGGGAACAGCCAGGGCTGCGCTCCAGGGCGCGACTTTTGGCTGGTCTGATGAGATTGGCGGCGCTCTTGCTGCGCTTGCCGGATCATTTCGGACTGGCGAAAGTTTTGACGATGCTTACAGCAAGATTCATCAGCAGTTGCAGGACAAGCGCGAGAAGTTCTCAAAAGACAACCCAGGCGTGGCACTTGGCGCAGAAATCGCTGGTGGACTTGCTACGGGCGTTCTCGGAGGCGCTAAGGCTTTGGGCGGTCAAGCATTCCGGCAGGCCACGAATGCAGGGAAGATCGGCAGGACTATGGGAGTCGGTGCGGCCCAAGGCGGCGTATATGGCGGCGGCGCAGCAGACCAAGGCGATACGCTCGAAGGCGCTGCATCTGGGGCGGCTCTTGGCGCTGTCGCGGCCCCTGTTGTTGGTGGTGCTCTGAACGCTGCTGGCCGTGGGCTTGGTGCAACGGCGAACTATGTTGGCGCAAAACTGGCTGAATCCCCGAGAAGCAAAGCGGAAAGGGTTTTAAGGCAGACCGCAGAAGCCTCGGGGAGAACAGGCGATGAAATTGCTGACAAATATGCGGCATTGAATACCCGAAACAATCGGGTTTTTGGAGAAAGAACGGCTAAAGACGCTGCGCTGGTTGATGTAAACGACAGTTTTAGAACAGTCGGCAGAGCAGCGATGAACCGCCAAGGCACAGCCAGGGATGCGGGGCGAGAGTTTGTTGAAAAGCGCCAAGCTGCCCAACAAGAGCGACTTATGGAAGCAATCGAGTCTGTCGCTGGCAGCAAATCAGAGTATGGCAGCACGTTCAAGCGGAAGATGCTCGAACTTCAGCAGCAGTCAAAGCCGTTATATGACAAGGCATTCCAGGCAGGCATCAGGACTAATCAAAAGCTCGAATCTCTCAAGGGAGCTAAAGGGAAAGATCAGCCCAAAGCGATCCTTGCCTGGGCATATAACAAGGCGAGAGGGCAGCTTGGCCCTGGTGCGAATGAGCTAGAAGTCTGGCACTTGGCGAAGTCAGAGTACATCAGTGACGCCATTGGAAAGGCGGTGAGAAAAGGCGAGAACGCTAAGGCTAGGCGGCTGATTGCTCAGAAAAACGACTTGATGGACTTGCTGACCCAGCAGAACCCTGCGTACAAAGAAGCGACGGAGGCTTATGCAGACGGGATCTCCCTGGTCAATGCAATCAAGCTCGGCAGAGAATTTTTGAAAAAGGACGTAGAGGACTTGACTGACCTAGTTCTTGGAATGTCCAAGTCAGAAAAGGAGTTGTTTCAGCTTGGTGCTGTAAAGGCTCTTGGCAAAATGATGGACAAAACGGGAACGAACAGGGACGCCAGATTAAAGCTAATCAACTCGCGTGAAATGAAGGAAAAGCTGACGCTGGTCATGGATGACGTCGATACGTTTCTCAAGCAGGCTGGGATCGAGGATAGCTTTACGCAGACCAGACAGATGCTTACTGGCAACTCGACTACAGAGCTTCAGCAGCAGGCTTCTCGATCCCTTGATGATGCGGTCGACCCTGGCCCAATGCAGGCGATAGTTAATGCGAACCCACAGGCGCTTGTCGGCAAGATCATTGAGGGGGTTTCCAAGAACAACGCTACCCCTGAAGTCATTGACGAGCTTGGGAAGATTCTTTTTAACCAGAACCTCTCCCGTCAGGATATTCTCAGGATTTTCAATCAGCCCAGAATCAGGCAGGCGCTTGGCGACAGGTACGAGGATATTATTGCTCCACTGATGAGGTCTGCCGCGACTCCTGTGACTGTCGGGCCAGCCTCGCAAAACTGAGGCATGATTCTAGCACTTCCCCACTTTTTGCCCAATCCCCTCCACAGGCCGCATTTTTACTGACCCTCGCCTATGGTTTTGTTAGTGTGGTGAAAACGCCGCAGCCCTTATATTTAAAGGGCTAGAGGAAGATTTCGGGGGTGTTTTGAGAGAGGGATATTCGGGATATACGGGCTATATGAATCAAGGGGTTACGGAGTCGTTTTCCCCAATCCTACGGCTTGCCCTCAACGGCATTCAGGACGCGCATCCTCTCAATATCGTTTAGAGTGATTGGCCCCTCACACTTGACCCAAGTATTGTTTAACCATGCCCTTGAATAATCTGGGCCTGTAACTACCAGCGGTACATCAGGATCAGGATGTGGCTCGTAATACCTCTCAAACCAATCCTTTAGATTTTTGTATCGGTAATACTTGCTCTTGAACGCAACGCGCCATTTGCGGCTTTTTGGGTAAAGCCAATAGCTCGTATATCCTTCTACCTTGAAAACGCCTTCGTTCGGCTCAGTCCAGATAACGCCTATCTCGTCGAGGTACTTTCTGGTTCTGGCGTAGTCCAGCACCAGCCTTGTACCAAAGTCCCCTTCTGGGTTGCTGTCTATTACCTTTCTTTCCGGCTCACCCTTATCGCTCATAACGTCCCCGCCTCCTCATATCTAATTTCCTGATCGTAACTATCCGTCATCCCCTCCGTAGCATGTCCTGCCAGCCCTTGAGGGTCTATTCCCTTGTCCCTGTACATCGTGATTCCCAAGCTCCGAATTTCGTGAAATGTCGGGTACGGCTTCTCCGTTTGTAGCCTTCGCCATGCCTCTTGAATCTGGTAAGCGGATACTGACGTTTTCATTGGGTTCGCCTTGTTCCGCTTGTGGACGATGAACTTTGAATGCACGTTACTCCGCTTCGACCTTGAGATAACCTCTGCCAGTTTCGGCCCTATCTCGATCTTAATAGCGGCCCCGGTCTTT